TTTTCGAACTCTGTGACGCGCGAAACATTCTTGAGCGCTTCAGCGTTTTTCTCCGCTTGTGTCTTGGGTTGAGCGTAATCCTGCCAGCCCTCATCACTTGGTGGAGTGGCGGTCTTCGCTGGCGTGTAATCCTGCCAATCGTTTACGGTTGTGCTTTGACCTGACGCCATTCAATTTTTCCATCCGCGCCGGTACGGTGTTGCCACTTCATTCCGGGATCCGGTTCCTTCGGCGGTTTCGGTTCTTCCGCTCCGCCAGCCGGTGGCGTCGTGCCAGCCGGTGCATTCGGTTGCCCTTCTTTGATCCGCTTGTGATACGTGATGCCTTCTTTGGCGACGGATTGAAGTGTGGGCTTCAACCCTTCCATACCGGCAAGGAACGCATCGGGATTCCGTTCGAGTGTGCCGAGTGCATGTTCGAAGTCTTTGACGAACTCCGCATTGCGGAAACCGTGGACGGCCGGTTGCAACGCATAGAACGACTTCATTGCGGAATAGAGCCGCGCAATTTCTGGATCTACGTTGCCGATCTCGATCTCGCCGCGGTTGATCCGTCCCATGATCGGCCCCATGTCGGCGCGGTGCGCGTTGACGAGATCCTTTAGATCCGGCATCAAATCAAGTACGGCCTGGGCAGCGGAGCCGCGGCTCTGGGCTTGACCGCTGGGCTTCAGGAACTCCTGTTCCGAAATCTTATTGCTGAACTCTTTTTCATGGAGTTCGAGATTCTTCTCCGCTACTTCATGCGCCAGATTGGCCGCCTGTAATTTCTTTAGCGCTAGTTGATACTGTGGCGAGTTTGGATCGTTCTTGGATTTCTCGAACTCTTCCTTGGCTTCATTCAGACTCGCTTGCGATTGGCGCAAACCGATTACGCTGTCACGGAGCGCCGCGGCATTCTTTATCTTTTCCTGGTTCTGCTTGTAGACCGGAGACTCTTCATCCGCGACGATGTTCCCTTCTTCGTCACGCTTCATGCCGAACTTCGCTAGACCACCTTCTTCCTTCGCACGGTTGGCGCGTTCGGTTTCTTCGAGCCGTTGCGCGTTGAGATCCGAGACATTCTCTTCATGTTGGGCGCGAGTCTTTTCCGCTTGTTGGGCAAGTTCCTGAGTCTTGGCTTGTTCGAGTCCGGCGCGGTTCTGCGAAGCTTGCGCCAGTTTATTGAGATCCGTACCTTCGGTCAGTGTGGCGAGTCCGGGCGCGGCCGCGGTCAGTGCGACGTTACCGATCCGGCCGAGCACGTGACCGATCTTGCCCAGCACGCCGGGATGATTCTCTGCGGATCCCCATGGATTCTCTTTTTCAAGTTGAGCGCGTTCGAGTTGCCCTTCGTAGTAATTCGATGAGCCGGGACGAACGGCCGCGGAAAAAGTGGGAAGCGCCATCTTCTCTTTGAATGAAAGATTGGGCGCGGTTGGCATCGCTGTCGTGAGCACGCCTTGCTCCGGCGTTACCGCGGCGAGATTCGGATCCCCGCCACTCATCATAATTTCTTTGTTGTGCGGCGTAATGTCCGTGGGATGGCCGGTATGTGCGCCGGTCACCGCGAGATCTATATCCTTGGCCGTTGCCGGTTGCATCGGCTTCAACGGTGTCGGCGGTGGCGGTTGCGCGGGTTTCTTGAGAATGCCGAGCGCGGCGAGATGGTCGTCACTCACCGTATCGGGCAATTTCATGATGTCATCAAGCGTCAGTGTCGCCATATTTACCCAAAGAACGCTTTCTTCACACCAGCGGCCGAGTTACCCATACCACTGATCGTATCAAGCACGCCTTCCGTATTTTGCAGCCAACCGGTTTTACCTGCATTCAAAGCCGTGTTGAGATCTTCGTTCGCTAGGCCCATCGCTTGCAACTGGCGCGATGTATCGGTGCCGTAGAGACCGGCGAGCATTTGCTGTGCTTCGCGTTGTTTCTGGTTCGCAATCTGTGTATCCAGGTTCTCTACGCCGAGCGTATTTGCGGAAGTTTGCCGTCCACGCTGTCTCGCCGCTTCATCGAGTGCCGCACTGAAGCCACCCGGATTCCGTGTCCGCATCGCTTCAAGTCGCGCCGCTCCGCTTGTACCGGCTCCCGCACCGCCTACCGCTTCCGCTCCGGCAACGAGAGCATTATTTTTTTGTGTCGGTGTGAGTCCCTGGCCGCCTTGGGCTTGCCGTTCAAGTCCAGGAATGAGCGTGGAGCCGATCTGGCCAGCTTGAGCGCCATAGCCAGCGCCGGTATTTTCCGCTGTCGTGCTTTGATTCTTGGCGCGGCCTTGGACGGAACGATCAAAGTAGACGCGGTGACGTTCGACGTGGAACAAACCGCGAAGAGAATCTTTTCGATGTTCAGCGAGAGCACATTCAGGGAATGAATGGGCGCGGGTTGCCATACGCGGAATCCCCTCTAAGAAAAACCATCGTACTTTCAACCCGATTGTGTTGAGAGTATTCCATAAATTCTGTAAAAATGGAACCTATCAAAGATGAGCAACTTAAAACATGGCCATTCCAGCAGATCAGGGAATAGCCCAGAATACACTTCCTGGTTATCAATGCGTGGCCGTTGCTATTACACAAAAAACAAAGACTATCTGAATTACGGGGGAAGCGGAATCATTGTTTGCGAAAGATGGCGTACTTCTTTCTCTGATTTTTTGGCAGACATGGGACCAAGGCCAAAAGGAACAAGCCTGGACAGATTTCCGAATCCTCATGGTAACTATGAACCGGGGAATTGTCGGTGGGCCACACAACAAGAACAGCATCAAAATCATCGCTATTCTGGAAAAAGAAAATGGGCATCTCACAGAAAGGCGTTGAGCGAAAATAAGAAAAAATGGTGGGCTAATCAGAAACTCTTAAAGTCCAGCAAGACCACGGTGACTTCTGGAAACCCATTTGCTCAAGTCTATCCTTGAAACTCTCTTCCACTTCGGGTGGTATCCAACACGAGAGTTGGTCCAAGCCAAGCCGCCACGCTTCCCGCACGATATACTCACGTAGTTCTTGCATCCACTGCCAGCGCTGTTCCGGCGTCCCCGCATTGTGGTCCACGAACAGATAGAGTTCACAGGAGCCGCGGATCGAGCACGACATCACGACTTTGTTTTCCACTTCCACCACGCCGGTATGCAAGATGAGCGGATCCGTGAAGTCCGGAAAGCATTCGGCCGGAAGATTGTTCGAGAGATAGATCTCATGGATGGGAACTTCATCTTTGGGATCGTAGGAGCGGATCATTGATTCTGTGCGCTGGTGCGCTTCACTCCGCTGGCCGGACGAAAGAGAACTTTGCCGAATCCAGATCCCCCTTCTTCGCCGGAGTTCTGTGCGGATCCGGAGCCAGTGCTGGCGAAGAGATTCATCTGGGTGGCACCACCGGCATTCAGCGGCGTGGGAGTTTCGCCGCCGAAGTTCATCTTCTCGCCGGGATCACTCCCCGGATATTGGGCATAGGCTCGCCAGTAATAATTGATGACGTTTCCATCTCCATCTTTGTGCGGCAAGGTTTGCGTGGGCATTGTTCTGCTTACGTGCATCGGCACCACACGCGGTTTAGAGAAAGCGGGATTTGTATCCCATTCCGCGAAGTAGTGAATCCCGCGCTGAAGTTCCGCATCGTGTGAGATCACGCCGTGGAATGTTCCGTTTCCATCCGATTGCACGTTGAAGGATTGCAGCGGCCGCGGCGGTGGTAACTTTGCGCCGGTTGGATCCACACCGGCATTGGTTCCAAGATGATTGATGGCATCTTCGATGCGCTGGAAGATCGTAGAGAAGGTTCTTCCGAGTTCCGGATGCTGGCGCAATTCGTCAATCTGTCTTTGAATATCCAGAGCCATGATTTAGTTCAGTCCACGAACTGGCGACCAGGGATCCTTGGTCATTGCCAGATTGATCCGCGACAATTCGAAGCCTGAGTCTACCGCATTCGAATCGAATCTGAACAGGCAACGGTTCGCCACTACATTGACCGGGATCTCCACGTCTCCATTGTTCGAACTCGGGAGCGGAATATCCGGAAGCAACGGCGTTGCGAATGGAGTATCCAGCGTGTTCGGATAAGCGGTGATCGAGCACGATCCGGTTCCATCCAAGATGGCGAGCATCATCTCGAAAGTCTTCCGTGTTGGCCCGATCTGCAAAGCGCCTTCTTGATCGGTGGACGGGAAAGCGTAAGTTACATAGCTCTGGTGAATCGCTACGCCGTCATCTTGCATGAAGCCTTTCACCAGTTGATAGATCTTGCCGTTGTTCGCGGAATTGCCCAGCATGATCGGCGCGGTTGGTGAATCCTGTGTCCCGCGGGAAATGAAAGCGGCCGCGGGTATGCTCATTGTCCACACGGACCACTTGCGCGTGTAATCGGTGTGAATCAGCTTGCCGCTGTACGTTGGCCGCACGCCTACGCTGTTCATCAAGGCGCTGGCGCTTCCCAGCATCTTGTAATTCAGTTCCAGCACCACATTCGGCTTGGTGGGAGCGGGATCCGCGGCGATGAAGCCTTCCGGAAGCCAATCGAAAAACTCTCCGTCTTCGTCCACGGTCTTGAGCGGAACGCCAAACAAAATGCGCCGGTTCACGATGTCATTTTGTACCCAGAGCGTGTGGCCGTAAGCCCAATTGATTTGATTCCACAGCGTGGTGATTTCTTCCGAGAGTTTCATCGGCTCGCCACCGTTGAAGATGAACGCACCGGCTTCTCCGGCAATGATGCTCCATTCTTCGCCGGAGTTCGGTGTGTCAATGCCGGAAGTGACACCGTAGATCGAAGGTGTGCCGACAGAATTGGAGACCACTCGCGGAGTTCCCCAAAACACCGGCTCAAGTCCATCCACGTTGCGGATTGCAAGGAAAGATTTGGTCTTCACCAGATAAAGCACATCGAAAAGCACGAAAGCCGATCGAATGGGCTGTTGATTCTGGACCGCGCCGGAAATCACGCCGGTGACTTGATCGAACGCTTCGAAATTGTTGATGTAGCTGCCGGTCACTTGCGTGGCAAGGTTCGGTTGTTTCGTGGGGAACACTTCCACTCGATCCGCGGTGAATTGCGCTCCATTTTGAATGTTCGTGGTGTAGATCCGGAGCCTTAAATCGTTCGGAACCGGTGCCAAGCTAGTCGTGAGCAAGGTTCCGGTGAAGATCTGCATCGTGCTGGTCAATTGCGCGAACTGAAGCGTGAAGGTTCCCGATGCCATGCCGATGGCGGGACTGAAAAGATCCACAACAAATTGTCCGGTGCTCGCGCCACTCGGCAAAGCGGCCGTTACGCGCACGCTATACGTGGTGGATGCCTGAATGATCGGCACCTGGAACTCATCTTGGAAGGCAGACTGATAAATCATGCCGTACGTGCTTTGCGTGCTGCCGCTTGAGTTCGTGACAGAGTATGCGAAACCAAAAATGGGCGAATTGATGACACTGACACCACTGCCTAAGACTGGATCCACTGTCCAACCGGCCGGATAGGTGGCCGATGAGCCGGATCCACCTAGAATGCCGCCATCAAAGGACCAATTTAGGAAATTCGTGATCTTGTTCTGTTCGCCAATCGCAAAAATGCGGCTGGCATAGGGAACAAAGCCCAAAGAACTCCCGAGTTCCGCGGTTTCAAAGAGATTGTTGCCTTGTGCATCGATTTGTGTGGCTGCGAGAAGCACGACATCCGAAAAACTCAGTGTTGCGGATGTGGAAGTGTTGTCATTCACCCAGGTAGCCGTGTTCGTGATCGTCACACCGTTCGAAAGCACCGGCACCGGCTCCGGAATGTTGTAGAAGTTGCCGCCATTGGCTGCGGTCAAATGAATCACTCGCGCTATTACATTCGGTGGACCGGTCAGCAAATTGGAAACGGTAATCGTGGACGCGCCGGAAGGCACATCGAAGGTGGTAATTGGGGAAGGCTGTGTCATGTAGCCGTTCCTCGTCAGATACGAATAGCAACACTTGCGAATCCCCTGGCCGATGATGCCGGTAGTGACAATGCTCCCCGTATTTTTCGTGCCGACAATCGCCATGGGATCGAAAGTGAAGATCGTTCCCGCGATAATCCCGGCTCCATTCTCGGCAGAAGACGGAACATCCGCGCCGAAGAGTTGAACCGTGAAGGATCCCGGCGAAGCGGACTGAATCGCCACGTTTGTAATGTTGAAAATTCCATTTCCATTCAGTGTGTTAGTGACTGTGACGAATTGGCCCACAGCCGGAGTGGTTCCTGTGACCAGCACGAAGCTATACGTTGCGAGATTGCCGGAAAGCGCTGTGCTGGTAATCGTGAGTTGCGAAGCGTTTGGCGTCGTGAGCACTGTCCACGTGCCATCGTATCCGGCCGTTGGAGCGCCACCGGTGCCGGTGATCTGGAATTGATTGCCAACCTGTAGATTGGGAACTTGCGCTGCCGTGGTCATGGTGGCCGTGGTGACTTGATACGTGCCGAATGGACCATGGCCTTCGATGTGATCGGCCTGATTGTTGAACAGGCTGGTGGTTTGTTGAATCGTGAAATACCAGCGTGCGAATTGCGCTCCCGGTGGGATCCCTTGGCCGATGCTGGCGACGGTGTAGACGCCATTCGCCAGTTGCGGAATGGAGTTCACGCCACCGAGACCGGCGAGCGCCACGCCTACTCCCGGCTGCAAATTCGGATCCGGATTGGCGAGTGCCGCGGTGCGTGCATAGTAGACCGTGACGATATTCCCAGGCGAAGTGCTTCCCGGTCCGGAACTCCACAGTAAGCCGGACAATTGCCCCGGCGCTTCTGGATCTGATTGCGGCGGGAATTGCGTGATTGAAACGATATTTTGAGTGACCGCGGAAGTGGAACAAACTGGTGGCGCACCCGGACCAACCTGTGAGCACCTATCGAAATTCGTATCATTGTAGGTATACGGAATGTCCGTGCCTTGGATCAGATCCGAGATGGCGATGAACTCCCGATCCGATTGCGTGCAAGACTGTGCGAACGAGTTCGGTTCGATGGCTGTGTAAACCGCGGCAAGCGCGAACTCCGCGTTGATGGGATCTTCCTGATACATGATCCCGTTGCTGCCCAAGAAGAGATTGTTGATCTGTCCGTCTGTCTCTCCGAATGTCTTCAAATAATTGATGGATGGCGGTGGATTCGGGGAGATATTTGCTTTCAATTTCACGGCAAAAAGATTGAACGTTAACTGGGTGGTAGCTTGAGCGACGATCCGAACGGTGAGATTCGGATTGTTCAGAAAAGCCGGGGTCAGAGTGAAACCCCAATTTTCCATTGGTCCACCAAGCACAATCGTTCCATCGGAACTTGGCAATTGCGTGGTGACCGTATTGGAGACATTGCCGGAGCCGTCCACGATGTTTACGCTCAGAAAAGCATCCGAAACCAGGGAACTTTGGTTTCCGCTTAATTCAACTTGTAACCCAAAAACTCCCACATTCAGAGGAATCGCAAAAGGAAAATTCAGACATTCAAGACGCTGGGAAATGCTTGCCGTACTTCCGGGGAATGGAACTAGGCCGGTGACTTCAACTAGATCAATGCCAGCACCGGTGGAACCAGCGCCGCCAGTGACTACAACCGACACATTTATAGTTCCAGCGGAAACGTTCGGAGCCATGAGCATGACGACATCGCCAGTGCCATCCGAATTGTCTCCGGCAATACCAATCGGGAAATATTGGTTCCCTTGATTGTCCGTCGCGGTTACGTTCGTCCAAAGGCCATTGCCAACACCGTTCGCGCAAGACAGCATCACAAAAATCGCGCTGCCTTGTAGCACAGTTGGGATTGTGCCGGGATAAGTTCCAGAGTTGATTGTTCCCGATGCTATTTCTACGGATTGGCGAAATGTTGGCGAGATGCCGTTCGAATTGAACAGCCCGATAATCGCTCCGTAAGATTTTATGGCGCTAGGATGGATTATCACCGTGGTGGCGAGAGCGCCGGACGCCGCAATCACTTCCGTATAAACTCTTTGATAATTTCCGTCTAGTCCGATGACGTTGCCTGTCTGATTTAGCCAGCCAGCGCCTTGCGGAACTGGACCAGACGGAAAAGTTGCAGCGGTACTTGAAAGGAATATAGCCGTTTCATTGGCGATGGCCGAATTGGTGTTCATCACGAATTGGTGATTGTCACCGCTCGCAGTGGCCGATCCCAAGCTGTCCCAATATCCGTTCGCAGCAAATGCCGGTGAGTTCAGAGAGACCGAAGCGTAACTTCCGGGCGTTCCCACTGTGACACGCGATGGATTCAACCAAACGCCTTCATTGGGTGCATGGGATCCGGCGACGGAATGAGCGAATCCGGCAATCTTTTCTACGAAGAAGTCCAGATAGTAGAAGTTCGATTGTAACCCCGGCCGAATGTCCACGGATCCGATGATGAACGTGGTATTGACGGCGCAAGGCGAAGCGCCCGGAGCGAGATCCTGCGGGTTTGATTCTGTATAAAAGCCCGCCGAACACATCGAGATCTTGGGATACAAGCGGTGATGCGAAATTACCCATTTACTTGTGCCCCTCTCTTTGTGCGCGGCTGGTTATTCACCTCGCTAAGATAGCGCAATGCTGATTCGCGCATTTTTCTCTTGGTTTCTTCTGAGTGCTTTCTGCCTTTCCCTGCGGAAGATATTCTTTCCTTTGTTTCCTTGGAATGCGGAATGCCCAATCTACGTTTATTACCAAGAAGAGAGATACTGATCTTCTTCCTGTGTTCCGCTGAATGTTTCCACTTTGATCTGGAAATTGCCATTTTGTCTTTTGTTTCTTCTGAGACTTTTTTGCTCTTCAAAAGATTGATGGTTTGTTCCGAGTGTCTGTACCCTACTGATCCGTCCCCGCCTTTTGTTAAATTGTAGCCATTTGGACTGAACGTATTGAAAGATCCTATGAAATACCTTTCCAATTGCTTCAATTTTTCAAAAGCCTGTATTCGATCAATTCCTGAAAATGATCCGGTCCAGACAGGCGTGACATGAAACTTTTCAATGCCGTACTTCCTCATCGCTCGATGAAGAAGGATGGACGATCCATTCCTAACATCCCAACAATGGACCGCCCATCTAGAATGCAGAAACTTTCCGGAATAAATTCCTACATACGCTTTACTGTTCACGTCATTCGTAATGATGTATACGAACATCGTGACTAAGCGTTTCGAATATATTCCGCTTCGAAGTCGATCAAGTCATTGTTGATGCCTTGCATGTTCGTGCTGGCCGGAATTTCATTGAGCGGAGCCGCGGTGGTCAGCGAACCGTTGACCGGCACTTGCAGGATCATCAATTTCCCGTTCGACAAACGCTGGTAAATATAACCCGTACCGGAAAGCGACGTCAGCACACAGCGCCGCACGCCGGAGTTCGTGGTAGCTTCGGGCAGTGCGAGAAGAATCGAATCGAGTGCGACACCACCGGGAATGTACGGCGTTCCCGTTACTTTTAGTTGGCCCTGGATAATCAAACGGCGTTGGTCTATGGACGTAATGTACCCGGATTGGACTACTACGAGAACAGCCATGGTCTTCCCTCAGTCGTGCATCGACGCATTCGGGAACGCCGATCCTACACTTGATGTATGCAACCTGGTTGTAGGCCCAGTGGCGTACTTGGTGACAGCATGTTAAGCGTTTCTCTTCCACGAAGCAATGAAAGCAATCGAATCGTTCTGCACTCCCTGCAAGTTTGTACTTGTGGGGATCTCCTGAAGCGGCGCGGCCGTGGTCAAAGATCCATTTGGTGGAACCTGAAGGATCATCATTTTGCCGTTTGAAAGCCGCTGGTAGACATACCCGGATCCCGAACGCGAAGCAATCTGGCAGGAAAGCACACCGGTATTAGTCTTGGCACCTTCGGGCAAAGCGAGAAGAACGGAATCGAGCGTGAGACCACCAGCCGCATAGTTGCCAGCGCCCACCACCAGCGTTCCGTAGAGCGTGATGAGTTTCTGTGTTTCGTCTACGGTGTAACCGGCCGAAACTGTGATAAGTGCGGTAGCCATTTATTCTCCTAATCGCCGCCAGCCGTTGACGTAACGATGCCCGGACTTACAGCACGCCACATATTGTTGGAAGTTTCGTAGACAAATTCTTGCGCTGAAGTTGTATTCGGATCCACGCTCACTGGCGATGCGCCAGCCGTGGTGACTGGCCACGTGAAGACATGACCGCCGCTTCCATCTTGCCGCACAAGGAAGCGGATCACTTGTCCATCGGTTGGATTGATGATCGTGGATGAACTTACGTTTCCGGTGAGCGTTATATCAAACGTGGGACTAGCAGAAAGCCCCGCGTTGAATTGCGGCGCGGCACTGTAAGCCACCACATTGCGCGAAAAGATGTCCGCGGCCACCAGCGCACGCGCTGTGACTGGACCGGCACCGCCTGAAGCTGGACCGGCGAAAAATGTGTTGGCGTTCTCATTCGCAAGGTTGACGGTGAAGGCGAGTGTTCCGGATCCGGTAATCGGTGAACCGGACACACTGACACTCAAGAGACCGCTACTGGTGGTAATCGTCGCGGCCACACTGGAAACTGTTCCCGTTCCGGCCGGAAGATCCGCGGCGACAAGAGTACGGCGCGTGGGAGATCCCGCACCGCCACCGGTAGGACCGGCGATGAACGTGTTCGCATTCCAATCGGAAGAGAAGCCGAGACCAAGCACGCCGGAAGCGGTAACCGGCGAGCCGGAGATCGAGAAGCCCACCGGCACTGTCATTCCGACGCTGCTTACACTGCCGCCACCGGGAGAAACCACTTGTTGATCTGGAAAGATCTGTTCCGCGATGCGGCCGAGCGGATCGAAATAAACCAGTGTGTAAGCGCCGGTTGCCGCATAGAAAAAGAAGTTGCCGAGTCCATCCGTCAAGACCGGATTCGCCAGCGGTGTACCGCTCGAATCGGCGTAGATCGTAGCGAGCGGCGAAGGTGGAATTGATCCGGTATTTGCCGGTTGCGTGCAAACGTAGACGTCCACGCCGGACACGCCTACGCCGAGCGCGGTGTTTACCGTTCCGTCTCTGCGGAAGAAAGACATTATGTCCCCCAGCCGTCCACTGGTCCGAGCGGAGTCCCTTGCTCATTCTGGGAACCACCGCCTTCGTAAGATTCACGCCGGAAGTTCTGTTGCTGTTGCCGCCGCGTCCATTCGTTCACCATGTCATCAATGGCATCGTCGCGCATCTGTGTCACCATCTGAACATTGCCACCGCCGCGAGCAAGCGCATAGAGCCGCGCTATTTCTGCGGCTACCGCTTCTTCGCAATCTAGAATCCCGAGATAGGCAGTGTCAAAGTCAGCCGGTGGCGTATTGAATGGCACCACGCCGGACTGGTAGCGGATCCGCAAATTCTTCGTCGCGGTGCTGCCGATCATGTAGATCCGGTATTGCCGCCATTCCCACATGCCGAGTACTTGTGTCTGGATCGAAGAAGGTAGCCCATTCTCGGGTTGCACCATTTGGCTGTAGGGCAAGCCGGATCCGGCCGTTTGTTCCGACACGACAAAGACCTGTAAACAATCCGGTGGCAACTGTGGTGTGGCATGAAGCGTGACACCATCGAAGTAGCCTTCAAAGCCCACGAAGGTTTGAATGTCCACACTGGGATTGGGCACTGGCGTCAGGTTGTTCAGGATTACGCCGTCTTTGATCGGGAACGTCACGCCTTCGATCCGCAATTTGCGGGCAATCGTGCGTTGTGCGGAATTGATGTAATTGATTGTGAAGGGTGCGCTGTTTGTAAGGATCCGGCCATTCGTGCCGCCAACACCGGGATACATATCGTTGACCAGGGACCGTGCGAGATCCATGCAAGTTTGGAGCGTTGGAAATCCAGTTTGTTGTGTATTGGGCATAACGCTCCCCTTCTTTCAAAAGCATCGCCGGGACGGCTGCGGGTCGCCTTAACTACCCAAATCGGGTCGTCACCGCGAAAGCGGGTAAAGGCAGCAACGCGGGTACGGAACCGTCCCAGCGAAGATCGTTTAACTCCGGCGCTTGGCTCCCTTCGTCGTGCGGGCCACTTCTTTCGAAGCACCGGCCGAAGCCATGTTTTCGAGTTCGTCTTCTTCCGAATTGCCGGAGACCATGCCAGCGCCTTCTCTCGCCACAGGGACTACCGGCACCGGAGCCGCTTGCGAAGTGACGGCGAACGGGAAGATCCCGATCTCCGCACAGCGGGCGACGTCGATGATGCAGCGTTCCCCGAAACTGTTCCGGTGATAAGCCACGCCTTCCTTGACCGCTTCGCCGCAATTCGGGCAATCCACCATGAGATCCGAACGCATGTGCCACGGTGCCGTTTTGCGGAGATAATCCATGGCGAAGTGCATGAGCGGAGTGATCTCATTTTCCTTTTTGGAATTGTAGAAATGTTCCGCTTGTCGAACGAGCGCTTCGAGTGTCTTGCGTGCAACGGCTTTGAACTTCTCGATCTCTTCATCCAGCTTCGGGTCATCCGGCGTGGTCAGTGACCAGAAACAACCGAGCGAATTGTAATTGTTTCCAAACTGATCGTTTGAGCGCCAGTTCTGTAACTGGGCTTGCCAATTTATTCCCGGGAAGGAAGCTGGATTCAAAAGCTGGCTGGCATACTTGCGGCCGTCAATGTTTTTGAAATAATACTCCGTCGATCCCGGCCGTTCGTAACGTTCCTTGATGAAAGCGGGAAAGAGCAAGACGGAAAACTTTTTGTCTTTCGGCTTGGCCGGAATGATGAACCGCGGGAAAGCCGGTGGCTGGTTCACTTCGTGTTCGAGTTCGAGAATATTGTAGATATATAGCTTGTAATTCGGCATCGGAATATCGTCGCCGGATTCAAGCCGTGCGCCTTTTGGACTGTTCGTTTCGGCTTGCTTGGCGCGGGACATTCGCATTGCATTGTCGGAATCGTTGCTGAGTTCGTGCGTTGCTTCTAGTGACATTGTGTTCTCCCCGATTTTAGATTCGTGCAAGTACGGATGGCCGGTTACCCTGCTGCATACCTTTCGCAAAGACCGGCTTGCCGTACCCGGACATCGCTTCCCACTTCTTCTGGATCAGTTCCATCCGTTTATCCAGAAGCGAAGTCCGGCATCCCTGGTGCGAGTAGGAAACCGGACCGTACCACGCCGGAAGATCGTTCATCATGCGGTCCGCAAGTTCGTTCACTTCTTGCTTGCGGAGATAGTCTCTTTCCATTTGAGCCGCGGCTTGCCGCTCGAACGCGGTCATGTACTGGGATTCGATCAAGAGTGGAATCACTTTATCGATGAACGTGTGATTGAGCGGAAGCGCGTTCACGATCAGCTTTCCATCCTTGAACTCTTTCGAGCACATCATGTAAAGAATTTCGTAGCGGCCTTGCCACGGATATTCCCCCATGAAGTAGAGTCCCATTCCGTCCATGTACGTGCTCATGTAGAAGAGATCCGGTGAACCGTAGTGCGACGAATCCTTCCACCGCATAATCATCCAGCACGGCGTGTTCGATCCCTTGAGCCGGTATTCGTATCCGTTGACGTCGCCGCGGTCCGTGAAGCGACTGAAGGCCATCTTCTGGACTTCGCTTTGCGCCCAAGCAATCTTGTAGATTGAACCGCCGAATTTGTTTTTGCCGAACATCCGATCTATTCGGTCCTGAAATTCGGCCGGACATTGGCGCGATTCGCTCACGACTTTTTTTGCCTTTCGAGCAATTCGTCAATGTTCTCTTCTTCGATTTTGCCCACCGCGGCTTCACGGAGCGCGATACGTCCCCTGATGACAGCAATCTGCAACGGATCCGTGATCTCTTCCGCACCGGCATAGATCTCTTCTTCCCGCACCAAATAGAGATCCCGTTCGCCGGTCAATTCTTCAATATCTTCGAGCGAATTCGGAAAGTTCGTGAACACCACGATCTGTCCCACTCGCAACCCGCGTACTTCGTCAACATCTACATCCACAACTTCGCCGTGTTGCGTTTTGGCTTGTGCAGTGCGGAGTGTGATGCCACCTTCGGAACGCCGTTCCTCTTGGGAGATCATCCGCACGAGTACCCACTTACCGCGTGCTTTGAGTGAATAGAACTTACGGCTGGCCGGTACAGGAGTTTCCTGTGCCGTCGTGATGGTTTCCATATTTTCCCCGATTTGAGTGTGAATTTTAGGGGAGCATCTTGCGACACTCCCCTAATCCATTTGGATCTGTTAGCTCGTTACGCTGGGAACGGCTGCGCTGGAAATATAGCAACCGGCCTTCAGGTTCGAGTTAAACAGATTCAAGAAAGCGTTGTAGAAGAAGATCGAAGAAGTCAGGTAGCTGCCCTGACCGGCAAAGTCCGGAATCGGCATGGTCGTCACGCCGTCACCGAAGTCATAGATGGACGGTTCCACCGTTTCCACGATTCCCCAGTTCCCCGGAACTACCGCATCGAGCCGTCCCTGTTTGGCAGAGTAGGCCACATGGAGTTCGCGCCCAGCGTAGGTGGGACTCATGTTCTTCTTGTGCATGTCCAGCGCTTTATCGCCGGAAGGAAGCATGTACTGAGCGAGCACCTGAGTGTAAAGCTGGGCAACGGCAAGTTGCTGATCCGGCCCACAGATCCAGGTGAACTCATCCACAGCCTTGTTTTCCTGGCCCAACCCGCGGCCAATCAGGATCTCGGCTTTGTAGCCATCGGTCAGGTTGATCGGCGCATTGTTCTTATTGATGTTCGGCGTCGAAAGCTGGCCGGGATACGAAGACCGGGAAAGGTTCAGAATGGTGCCCGTATTGGACGCCACCTGGAACGCATAGATCCCGAGCACGCCGGAGTTGAGTGCGCCGGTGCTGCCCTGAATCATAATAAAGTCGCCAGGGATCGTGCCGTTCGGGAGCGCCGTGCTGAAGTACGCGATGTCGCCCGCGCCATCCACATAAGAGACCGTCCCCGTCGCCACACCACCGGTACGTGGGGAACCGCCTTCGGCTGGGAAGAACTGAACAACTTGCTGTTCCTGCAACTGGTTGGCTTGCCCGCCGAGACCGGCAATGATCGAAGTCTGTGCGCCGGAGCCGCCAGTCGTGATGACGGCCGTGGATGGGATTTGAAGCACCGCGCCGGATCCATCCGTAAGGAACTGAGCGTCCACACCCTGCATGAAAGACTCAAACGAGTTCTTGAGTTCTTCGGCACGGAGAGCAATCAAGCCGCGCTTCGGCCCTTCGGTGGCCTTGCGGGCAAGGTAGGTGATTTCGCAACCGGCAAACAACCCAACCGGCGAGAGATCACCGGCAATCCACTGCGAACCGGTGCCGCGGCCCAGAGCATCGCCGTTACCAGTTGCTTGGAAGATTGCCGCGCCAGACTGGATCCGCATCGGAACGCGGAAAGCCGGACGGGTGACGCCACCGGCCTGTGTGATATTGGCGGTGGGATAAGTCTTGGAACCTTTCTTGAAAAGATTGTAGACAGTCCGGCTCTTATAAACATAGTCCGGAATACCTTTTGCAAAATTCTCGATTTCTACGGCTTCAACTGCGGCTTCTGCCAAGGGATTGGCTGCCATGACACAACCTCAGTAGCATCGGCTCAACGCGCACCTTTTCGCAGATCCCGTAATCTGCCAGCTTGGTGCTATGCCGCTTCGTCAGCGTTGGCGCTCAACGTGAAATCAATCACGCGAGTTCAGTGCTTTCCCGATTGTGGTGGCGCTTAGATTTGTTGGCATCGGTATTTTGCGTCCATTGCTGGTGGACATCCCCCCGAATGCGGGGATCTACTAAGCAAAATCTAAGGCTTGGATACCTATACACCCAATCCAGAATTACGCGCAAGAACTTTCTTTTTTGACTACCCAGAAAGAACTTTCATCCAGATCTTCTACGGTGAATAAACTTCTCAATTTATCCATCATCATCGTCTGTCTGTCCGGATCGGCCCATGGATGCACTTCAAGGTACATGCTTTTGATGTTCCGCAATGCCTCATCGCTGGCCATAAGAATGGTTTCCGTCTCACTTCCTTCTACATCCATCTTGACCATATCCCATGTTTTTGCACAAACGAGATCCAACGAATCGCAAGGGATAAGACTGGACAAGCGAAGACGTTCTTCGTTCATCGGACAGCCTTCAAAGTCTGCGGTGCCATTGTAATTTCTTGCATTCGGTTCGGGATATTGCGTACTGCCGAAGATCTTGCATTCGCCGGAGATTGGTCCAACCGCTCTGTGGAGAGCGACGATTCCGGGGATCCGCTTTGCCACTTCGCGCAAGTGCTCGAATGGCGCTTCGAAAGGTTCGTAGGCGGTTACCTGTGCGCCATGGATTGCACAGAATGCGGAAAAGATACCGACATTCGCGCCGAGATCGAGCACGCTAGAATCTTCTGTTGGGGTGAATCTTTCGTGGACCTTGCGCCAATTCACGGAGCCGCCTAAGACGATCTCTTGAACCGCACAGTGGTTTGGCCACAAAGAGCGAAGTGGTAGAAGACCGGGGAATTTGCCACTTACCGCTTCCCATATTTCAAAAGAGTTCATTTCAAAAAAGAGGCAAGACGTTCCAGCGTCTTGCCTCACCCATGAAGTACCGACGTGTTGAAATTTATTCTACTGCTTTCCCCAGTCCCAACGTACCCTTTTTCCGGATCCGAGCAAGATGGCTTCACCGGTCTTGCCGCCAACGTTCAACATGGCATCGGTGGTCTTATCGTAGTCAATCAGCGGCGGTGCCGGTTTCTTTTCTACG